CTTGCTAGTTGTTTTAAATAAAAACCACTCGAAGTTACGCTGACCTAAGTGACAAGTACCACCAAGTACAAACTGAATGAGAGCATTAAGTCTTGACTTAGTAGTGTTAGTCTTCCATCCTTGATGGTTAATTAAAAGAGTGCCATCATCGTCGTATTGACCGATGATATTACCGTGTAATTTGATATACATAGTCTTACGAGTAGGTATATCTGAGGAAGGATGTACTTCTACTGAAGTATTAGCCTTGCGCCAATCACGACGGTCAATGATTGCTTGAATCATTTCTCTTTCAATCTTTCGCATGTTGTTAATGAACGATGTAATGAAAGGGATGTGATATCCCTATGCCTGACTGAGGAGTCGAACCTCAGTTAAACCAATCAGGCTAGGCACCATTTGTATAAGAGCCCATACAACAGCGGCCATACATAACCTCTGCGAATCCGTACTCTTCGGATAAGTCAAGGCATAATGCCCAACACTTATCGAGAGAATCAAAGGATGTATTCTCAAAAGGTGCTGATGGACAGCGGACTTCGTAACGCATAATGAACAACAAATAAATAAACAATTGAGATGTAATATCTCAACGAGAAGAGTGAGTATTTGATACTCAGCCTCACGCTACAAGCTGTACTCTTCCCAGTATTCCTGAAGGATTTCAGGATCAGTAGTATTCTCAACCAAGTCCTCGACGTAGATGTGAGAACCAAAGCCAGAGCTGGACTTATCCCAGTTATTCTCTAGTACATCCAGTACTAATTGAGAGCAATTAGGTGATACCATTGCAACAGGCTTATCACATCCTTGAGGTGTGAAAGGTTGTAAGTTTTTCATAGAAAAAATATATAAACAGCGTCGTGATCAGGTCTCGAACCTGAACTCTGTCGAGTGAGCCAAACGGCACGACGTTTGTTCATGTCAACATTGGCCTATAGCTGGCTTGGCATCTCCTGAAGGCTTACTTAATTTCAGCTACTCAAGCGGTCAGCTAATCGTCGGCAAGTTATTTAGTTTTCAAGTTGCTGGAGTTCTGGTTGTTGATTCTGATTGAATCTTGAGAACTCTCTCACCCTCTAACGAGAGTTCGAAAGATCTCAATCTTCAAAGAATCAATCAAGTTCTATGATATACCTTAGTGGATGATTACCCGATGAGCATAAATACTCAATGCATCTGATTTTGTAGCTAGATCGTAGTGATAGCAGTAGTCATAAGGATTTCTTATCGAAGTGAAATGGATTGATATATCACAGTGTTTGCAATAGGTCTAGTGTTTGTGTTGATTTGCTGACGCTACAGATCGCGAGAGATCGAGAGACGCGCGTGAAACCAACTACCGCGCCTGCGTGATGCGTGCCCGAGCGCGTTAGTTGGTAAAACCCTAGTGCTGAGCACTGGATATACTATCCAGTTCGCGCGGCTGAACAATTAACGCACCCCCGCAGGGGGGGATTGCGGCCCTACGCTTACGTTATCCGACCTCAGAAATTTATGCCAAAAAATCAAGGTTGAATTGCTCTAATCCCTTATCTGTCAACACATGTTTAGCCATATTATCAAAGACTTTAGGAGGAACAGTACATATATCAGCACCAAGACCATAAGCTACCCCAACTGACTGAGCATCACGTATAGAAGCTGCCAATATGATGGTATTTATGAATTGTTTCTTAAAAACATTAGAAATATCATTAATTAACTTCATACCATCAAGACTATTGTCATCCATCCGCCCAATAAAGGGAGAAACGTAGGTAGCACCTGCTAATCCGCACAATAATGCTTGAGATACGCTAAAAACAAGGGTCATATTCACCCTAATATCAATATTCGTCAAATATTTACAAGCTTTCAGACCTTCCATCGTGCAAGGGAGCTTGACAGTAGCTACGTTACCGTAGTTTTCTTGTACAGTTAGACCATTTCTAACTAATTCCTTAGAATCATCTCCCATCACTTCAATACTAAGGTTATCTATACCTAATTCAATAATATCTCTATATACCTTCCAGGGATCTCTACCACTCTTTCTAATCAGGGTAGGGTTAGTAGTGATACCAGATATAATACCTGTAGGTAATCTATCTTCTATCTCACTTACTTCAGCTGTATCAAGGAATAGTTTCATTTGGTGGAAAGGATCATATATTCTAAATTGTCAGACATACGGTTATAAGAGGAAGCGACATGCATCTGTCCCATCACTACACTCAAGGTAGCAATAGCCCAGAAGATGTAATACCACTTAGACTTAATCTGTTTAGGTTGGTGTGGAGTGGTCATATGATATACGTATAATACGTATTACGTTCGTTAGTGGTGTTAGTGAAGGTGTTATAGAAATCTCGAAACCTCTGTCGAGATAAGTATAAAGAGGAAGAGTTGTCTACGAAGTAGGCAATGTCTTCCTCTGAGGGGCGAGTCCACCCTTCTCTCCCCTGTATAGGGGAGACCTCGGTCTAAACCCAGGTGGGGAGGGACTTTCCATCTTCCAACCCTCTAGCCTTATCTCTTTGGTCTTTAGTCATCCCAAACACTAGATGGTTAGCGGAAGCTTGAGGTCTATCAAGGTAGTCTTCCAGAACGCTAGTAAATTCTTCTAGTCTACGAATAGCGATCTGTTTTTCAGCACTAATAGATAGAGCGTCTGTGAAGTATTTAACGCCTTGAGCTAGACAATCTAATCTGTCGTCATGCTTAACTGCGAACTTCTCACGACACATTCTAGACATCTGATAGAAGAGCATATAGAGAAGTCTTTTCTCTGGAGCTTCATCAGCGTTAGATTTGTAATCCCAATCTATAACCTTCCTATCAACCACAAGTCGATGCTGATTAAGGACAGGTTCAAGAGAATCAATGATACGGTCTTCTTTTCGAACATTAGCTCTAGTTTCCTCTATGTGGATTGCTTGTTTTGTATGTTGGATATGTTTTTTAAAGAGTTCAGCGACGATACCATCACCAAAGTTAGATTCAATTAGTAGTGTAGAGGCATTATATTTCTTACAACCTTTAAGGATATCTAACAGGGTTGTATCGCTATATCCTTCTCTATATGCACGCATCTCATGCAGGTAGAGGAACCCGTTCCTTTGTGATAGGTAGGCGGCTGTTGTCTCATCGCTACCTCGGCCCGATGGGTCAACTGAGCAAATTGTTTCTTGGTAATCTCCCCATTCACCAACAAGTGACATCGGAGAATAAAAGAAATCTCCTGGGAGGCCGACTGTGGGAGCGTCTTTGATGACGTTTGCTGGGTCGGAGCACCATATAACGGACTCGGGAGCTTTAGTGGGATTAACACTAGTGACAACAAGGTCAGCCATTTTAAGGGGGAACTTTTCTGCGTCAGATAAGCTCGTATCGAGCATAAACTGAAGCATGAAGTTAGAGCGTCCCATCGACGCTTCTCTTTCAAGTAAGTCATCATCATCGAATCTATCTGGATCTGTTGTTTCCCAGGATTGAGCACCACTATCAATATCTTCTTGTAACTGTGGAGCTATTAATCCTTCATACTGTGAGATTTTTCTAGGGTATCTGGCTGGCCAAACGAACGGACGGTAACTGCGCTCTGCCAACTTACGATAAACAGTAAAAGTAGTCTGAGGAGTCCCGAGATACATAATACGGCTATCGTCTTTCGGGGTAAGGATAGACTCGGCTTCGGTACAGAGTTGAAGAAGTTTTTCACGCATGAACTCCGTCATGCTGTTCCCTGGGACTTCGATGTCGTCTAGGATCATCAAGTCTGCACGACTTCCCGTTAGTTGACCAGTAATACCAACACTTTTGACTGATGGTGCCTGGTGAGGAGAACAGTTTACGTCGAAGGAAATTCTTGACCATCTGCTGTCGTCGCTCTTTGGTTGTAGATGAGATAGCCATGGTGTTTCAATGATTAGTTTTTGTAAAAAGATGGACATGTTATCTGCTCTCTCTTTAGAGGCAGAGATAATCATTATTTTCTTTTCTGGGTTATTAAAGAGCGTCCAAAGGACAAAAGCACCAGTAATCCAAGATTTACCAACACCTCTAAAGGCTTGGATCTGTAGTCTTTTTGGTCCATGTTGTAAGTAGTCAGCTATAGAGAATTGAGCACGTGTTGGAGGTGGTAGGTCTAGCTGTTGCCATAGAGCCGTCAGAAACACCTTGAAATCGTCCTGTAGGGCGGTTAAAGTATCATTCATGTGTGTTTGTATGGTTAGAGGTTATTTGCCCGCTATATCGGCTGCTATAGCCTTATATTCGCTACGCTTAGCTAGAGGTTCGATAGTTTCATGTCGAATAGAGGCAACATTGATTAATGCGCTAACTGGATCTTTATTTATGACTGCTTGACCTGCACGTACTGTATTTTTTACTGCACCTAATCCAACAGCATCCATACCTACATCCCATGCTTCTTGAGCAAAGTCTTTAACAGCAGTAGGTAATTCCTGTTCTTTAGCTATAACTTTCTCAGTTCTTTTATATCCAGCTTCTAGTTCAGCTTTTCTCCTATCAAATTCAGATTGTTGAATAGAATCAACATTAATTAAAGAGGATAACTTTTCTTCTATAGGATCTTGTACATATTTTAAAAAGATGCTTGCAGCAGTTAATCTTTCATTTAAAGGCAGGTGAGCTAGGTTAGGAAATTTTGGTGCTGGCCCATCATATAGTTGACCATCAACTCCACCTCTCACATTAGGTCCAATAGATAATAGATTTGAAAGTTGAAAATTACTAAATCCAGGAGGTCCAGGTTGAACTTGAATTCGATTATCAATCATCCATCTATGTATTTCTTTATGAGCCTTCGGGTTCATTAATTGCAGATTTGCTTTCGCGTCTCCTAATGGATAACCTTCATCTACAAACCATTGAGTTAATTCTTTAGCATCTTTTTTAGATAAGCCTTCATAAAATGGAGCATACATTTTCAGCATCCTTATATGATGCGCTTCCATTTCTTTGGGTTTAGTTTTCCAATTAAATAGCTCTACGTCAGGACTAGTTTGCAGCTCAACAGCATCTTGTCTTCGTTCGACACTTTTCTGCAGCTTTCCTTTACTGACAAATGTAGGAAGTTGAATTTTGTCGTTTTCTAGCTGTCTTTGATAATTTCTTAGACCTGAAAGGTAAACTTGTTCACCATTTACTAAGATTTTTCCAAAACCGTCTCTTGCTTTACTAACTGCTTTGCCGGTTAAATTATTATCTTTAATCTTTTTATCAATATGAGGAAGAACAATATTCTCTTTAAAATATTTTATTAATTGGGGCATAGTCTTCCCCATTTGCTGTGCAAGTTCGGGTGTTAAATTCCACGCACCATCTACCTTTACTATTTCAGACATAAAAAAAGCCGCCCTTTCGGACGGCGGTTGATATTTACTTCGAGTGGCTAGCTAATGTGAGACAGAATCAACTGTTCTCTGTCAGGGATACATCCATATGTCTGGCGCATCCATCTGAGCCAATGACTACTACCTTTGCCTTGGTTGCACGTTCGGCAGGCAGGGACAAGATTGCTTGCAATACTTTCTCCACCATTTGTTTTAGGCTTGACGTGATCAAGCGTGAGTTCATGTAATTCATAATTGTTTCCGCAATAAACACATTGACAATTGAAGTGCTCTTTAATAGCTCTTCTCCAGAGCTTTTTAGCGTCAGGACTTGTCATGGTTATTAGGTTGTATAAATAGTGTTCAGGTTTAGGTAGTACAGGGGTCATTTAGATTTACGTTTAAGTCGGCTTCGTCGGTTAATAGAAGGTTTTTGTAGCTTTACATCTGAAGCTTTTTTACCTCCCTCTTTACCTTTTTTATGAGCAACGTCTAATCCGTCGCCGTTTCCGTAAGTACCTTTTGCTCGGTTAGCTGCATTAGCAGCAACTCGTAGCTTTACCCCTTTTTTTGTTTTGTTATACGCTTTCTGTTGAGCTTTATAATTACCGTTAGCGTACTTCGCTCCTTTTGCCATATAGTCTTGTTTGTACTAGTTCTGGGTCTACTTTTGGCATGATGGCTGCTAGTTTGGATAAAGGGTTTTCATCCATAGCTATACCGCTTATGTCGTTAGTCTTTAACCAATCACAGGCTGCTTTTAAGTCTTGAGTAGTTGCTTCGCCACTTTTGACCCTCTTTAGAAATTCTGTTGTGACAAGGCTATGTAATTCGTTGAACTGGTCTTCAGTGGCTTTTTTCATTAGGCTTTCTTAGTTTTCTTTTTTGTTTTCTTACTAGCTTGAATCCTGATTACGTTATGGACACTTCTACCATATTCAGCATCTAGCTTATCAGCTCTTTTATTAGCACCACTAAAAGTTTGTGCATTCGTTTTAAAGATTTCTCCTGATACAGGATTCTTAATGTAGTATTTTGCGCCCATATTATCCTCTCCTCGATAGTTTACTTCTGTTCTTCTTTTTAGCTTGTATAATGCTTTTCCTTAACCTTTCAATTGACTCTTTACTAGGTTTAGGATATTGACTTGGAGAAAGCATCTTCTCAAGTCTTAACTGTCTTTCTCTAAGAGTTCCGTCTAATAAACCCATTTAGCCTCCAGGGAATAAGTTTTTCTTGATCAGTTCGACTGCCTTATCATCAATGGTGTTATCAGTTGATTCAGCGTAGGCTTCAAGTAGTTGTATAACTAATTCCTTTACAGCTGAAGAGCTGAGGAATGCCATTAGGATGGGCTTGATAAGTACGATCATGGTGTGTTAATTGTGTTTTTTAAAAAAATGTATATAAGGATGGTTAAGCAAATAACCGCTATAAACGATGTCATTTCTTAAATGGATTTGATAACCAGTTCTTCTTCACTGGCTCTATCTTTGGTTTTTTATCTTCAATTGATTTCTTGTAAGCAGCTATAGGTATGACATCGCTACACATGCTGTAGACCCTTGAGCCTGGAACAATCATGAAGCCCTTCTGTTGGAGCTCACTGCATTTCAGGACACGAACCAACTCGTAGTCCAAACGCATTTTTTCCTCTTGTCTAGCTGCCATACTTCTACATCTACGTAGACCTTCTCTATCTAGGGGGATCATAAAGTTGATCTGTCCTCCCCAGTTCTCAGCCAGCGTGTAGCTGGAAGGTCTCATGCCGTCTTCATCTATATCCCAAGGTTTCGTATGATTACCCATATAAAATGGAGAGAACGTCATTGTCGCTCCATTACATGAGATATGAGGTCCGTAGTGCTGTCTGGATGGTGCTCCATTATTTTGAAATTGCACTGCTTGATTGGTCACATTTCCAGTCGCTGCAGCTACGGGATTACTTACGTTATTTTCCTCAGATCTAGCAGGTGCTATTGAGAGAAGACTGATAAGGAGACCGTAGTAGAGGTAGTATCTATTTCTCTTTCTATTTCTGTTACCGATAACACCTGACTTGCAGCTCTTGTTACCACTTCTAACTCGAAGGGATCTCCAGCTGTGTGTAAGGTGAATATTGAATCTGAGTCGGCTATACCTCCTGACGAGGCTGATGTATGGGTTATATTTTCCCCAGTCCATTTGCTTAATGCAGACCCATAGGTTGTCGTAGTTATTTCCTCTACGATTTCTTGAGTCGTTGTCGTTGTACTGTTCATCGAACCCTGGGTGAAGTTTGGGGTTACTAATTCTGCTCTCGCTACCGTGGGGGATGCCAGTAGGAAGAGTAAAAGCCATTTCTTCATTCTTCCTTTTTCTTTGCCATGGGACAGTCGACAGGTTTATTTGTATTGCCGTTCTTGTTACCAGTAGTCAAACCAAATGTTGCAAGTGCTCCAGTGAATACCGACGCTACGAAAGTGATATCTGAGTTACCAGCTTTCTTTATCATTGGTATCTCTACATAATTCATCGTGATAATGAATCCAGACCAGACGACTACACCTAACCTGACAAAGGTTCCAAGTACTTCAATTTG